GGCCCACGCGCACCGTCAACAGGCGTCGCGCCGCTCGGGAGGGTCTGCACAACCCTCGACCGGTCCTCACGACCGGCCCACGACCGCCAAATCCGCCGCTCAGACGCATTCGGTGAATACTGCGGGCGAAGAGGTAGTTGCCGTCCACGGGCGCGACGAAGTGGTTGTTGGCGGCGTCGAACGCCCCCTGATCGTTGGTGTCGGTGTTGTTCAGGCCGATCTTCGTCCAGGTCCCCACGCCAACGTAGTTGTCGTAGTTGGTCCAGGCCTTGAACCGGGGCAGCCGGGGTAGGTCGACGATGCCGGTGGCGTTGTCCACGATGAGCCCGTCGAAGAAGGTGCTGCCGTCGGCCGAGACTGCCAGCCGGAAGCGGTCAGAGCCGAAGAGCCCCACCAGCGCCTTGGTCACGAAGCCGGTTTGCAGCGTCAGCCCGAGATCGTCGCCCGCCGCCTCCTTGTTCATGGTGTAGAACAGATCGCCCGTGCCGCCCTCGGCCACGGTCTTCGCCGTCCAGAGCGCGGCGTTGAGCTTGGCCGAGAACGGGTTCGCCCCATCCGCGGTGGTGCCAAGCCCAAGCAGCGCGAGGTTCTGCAACGCAGCCGGTGTCGTCCCAACCCAGCCCGCGCCGTCGTAGACCAGGAGCAGTCCCTCGTCCTCGACCCATGCGCGCCAGCCGGTCCGCGGCGGCAGGCGCAGCCAGGCGCCATCGGTCCAGAGCGCGACGTTCAGATCCCAGCCCGCCCAGTCGCCCGTCGCGCCCGAGCCGACGATGTAGCGGTCGCCATCGGCGGGGGAAGCCGGCGGTGCCGTCAGGTCCCGGTCGAGGACCGAGAGCTGAACGAGCCCGTCGAGGATCCGCAGCGCCTCGTTGTGGGTGACGTGCTTCTGGGCCTGCGCCGCGAGGATGTAGGGCAGCAGGAGATGGGTCGTGGCGTCGGACATGGGAGCCTCAGAAGCTTAGCGTGATGGACGTGGATGCGCCCCGCCCCACGAGGGCGGAGAGCTGGAAGATGCGGATGTCGAGCGTGTCGCCGGGGCCGAGCGGCGCGCCCCAGTCGGCGCTCTGCTGTGCGGCCGTGTAGACCGCGCTGGTCGTGGTCGTGCTCAGCACCCGCTTCACGGCAGCGCCATCGAGAATCTCGACCTCATAGGCTTCGAGCTCTTCTCCGAGCGGCACCTCCAGCCCGCCCCAGCTGTCGGCCGCGAGTGCGCGCGACCGGCGCGTCCAGCGGATCGTCAGATCGCCGGGACTGCGTGGCGTGCGCCACGGCTGCTCGACATGGGCGACGGAGAACGGCCGCAGCCCTACCCCCTCAGGCTTGAAGGCCTGCGCCACATAGGTCTCGTCGCTGACTGTGCGGCTCGCCGGGCCGATGCGCCAGTTCCAAGGGATGCCAATGTCCGCCTCGGCGGTCGGCAGCGAGGGGAGGCTGTCGTCGAGCACCACCACCCGCGCGCCGGCGGGCGAGGGATTGCCCATGGCGCCTTCCGTGCCGCGCTGGCCGCGCAGGAAGCGGGTCAGGCGATACCGGCCGGGCGCCAGCAGTTCCGCCGCGCCCGCCTGAACGATCTCCCACACGCCGGGCGCGCTCTCGATGGCCAGCGCGTTGGCCCCGCCGAACAGCGTCAGGTCGGTGACACTCTCCAGCGTGCCGGTGAGCAGATCGACGACCAGGACATTGCCGAGGTCGAACCGCGAGGTCGGACCGGCATAAAAGTCCGAGACGAGCGTGCCGATCCGGGCGCGTGTGCCGAAGCTGGTGAGCAGTTCGAAGCCGTCAGTCGAGGGGCTGCGGAACACCGCGATCTCGCCGGGCCACGGTGCGGCATGCGCCGCCGCGAATGGCCGATGCGCGGGCTGGTCCTCGGTCAGCTGTGGCAGGTCCAGCAGCACCGCCTCGGGCGCGCCGAAAACCACCGCCTGAGAGAGCGCCGAGGGTCGCGGCGCGCCGGGCGGCAGGTCGTAGGCCTCTCGATCCTGGCGCACCGCCTCGATGCCGCGCGCGTCGGCATCGGCGATGGAGACGAGCCGCAGCGGGACGGCGCGACCGTCATGAGCGAAGGTGACGACATCGGCGGGATCGAGCGCCAGCCGCGACGGCGGCAGGCGGAACACGGCACTCTCGCGGCCGGTCCACGCTTCCATCAGCGCGCGGCGGCAGCGGCGTTCGGCCTCCTCGGGCGGCACTGCCATCGGGAAGCTCTCGGAGGCGATGCGGGTCGTGTCGACGGTGATGCGCCGGGCCTCGACCTGCGCGGCCTCGTAATCCTCGTCGGCGCGGGCGACTTGCCACTTCAGGGCCTGAGGCAGTTCGGTCTCCTGGCCGCGGGTGAGTTCGAGAACGTCGCCTTCTCGCGTGGCGACCAGATCGTCCGGTGAGACGCTCGTCACTTCCGCCCGGCCACGCATGACGAACCGGATCACGCCTTCGGTCTCGACGGCGTCGAAGCCGAAGTGGCGGGCGAGCGTGGTGATGGACGCCCGCGGGCTCTCGAGTGCGCCGATGGCGTAGCCCTCGACCGCGCCCCAGAGGCCGGTGACGTCGATGCGATCCTCGGGCAGGCCCGCGCGCAGGCAGAGGTGGCGGACCAATGCGGCCAGCGACACAGCGCCGAGCCGTCCGGTCAGCCAGTGCCCCAGCCGCCAGTTCGCGCCGTCCGTCCAGACGTCGGTCCGCGCCGGAAAGAACGGATAGGGCCGCGCGTCCCAGGTCCAGGCGGCGCATTCGGAAACGTTCACCATCCGGCCGCCGTAGACCGAGGACACCGGGTTGTTGGCAGGGGTGCCCCACCAGAGGTAGGTCGCCTCGAGATAGGCCCGCTGGATGGCGTCGTCGCGCCAGCCCCGCGAAAAATGCGGCGTGAAGCTCTCGGACGACTTCGGATCGAAGAAAACGTTGGGCTGGTTCGTGCCCCGGTCGATGGCGGGGCAGCCAAGCTCGGTGAACCAGATCGGCTTCGACGCCGGCACCCACGCCGTCGGCGTGCCGCTCTCCACCCCACCCGGGCGATTATAGTGCGGGTTCGCCCACCAGGCGCGGAGATCCTTGTAACGGAAGACCCACGGCTTGCCGGCGGCGCCGTCGGCAATCGCGGTGCGGACCTGCGCGCTTCGGTCGGCGGCGCTGGCATAGAACCAGTCGAAGCCCTCGCCGCCTGCGATGTTGGCCTGCAGGTAGGCCCGGTCGTAGATGGCGGGCCAGCCCTCCTGCGCATCGGCATGCTCGAAGCCGTCCCGCCAGTCCGACAGCGGCATGTAGTTGTCGATCCCGATGAAATCGATCTCCGGATCGGCCCAGAGCGGATCGAGGTGGAAGAACACGTCACCCGAGCCGTCGCCCGGCTGGTGCCCGAAATACTCCGACCAGTCGGCTGCATAGCTGATCGCCGTGCCCGCCCCGAGGATGGATCGAACGTCGGCCGCCAGATCGCGAAAGGCCTGTACCGCCGGATAGCTGGACGCGCCCGAGCGGATCGTGGTCAGCCCGCGCATCTCCGTCCCGATCAGGAAAGCGTCGACCCCGCCCGCCGCCGCGCAGAGATGGGCGTAGTGCAGCACCATGCGCCGCAGCCCCCAATCGCCGGCCACGCCGATCCAGGAGACGGTCTCGCCCGAGACGGTGAAATCGGATGGGCTGGCGCCGCCGAAGAAGGCGGCGACCTGGCTCGCTGCTGCGGCGGTCTTGTCGACGCTGCCGGCATAGCCCGCCGCGGGCGAGCAGGTGATCCGGCCGCGCCAGGGGAACGCCGGCTGGCCCGTCTCGGCGGCGTTGTCGCTGTACGGGGTCGGCAGCGTGTTGCCGGGAGCGACGTCCATCAGGATGAACGGATAGAAGGTCACGCGCAGCCCGCGGGCCTTCATCTCCTTGATCACCTGCACCACGGCGAAATTTGCTGGCGTGCCGCCATAGACCGGCCGGTTCTGGTCGTCCCGGCTCACGAGATGGGCCGCGGATCGGCTCACGCCGTTCACGCTCCACGTCTGCGGGCTCGTGGTCTTGTCCGGCACCTCGACGCCGGGGCGGATGGTGCAGTCACCCGCGCGCAGATCGTTCCCGAACCAGGCGACCACGAGGCTGACGCTCTCCACCTTCGGCGCCATGGCCTGCAAGCGGTCCAGCGCCACCACCATGTCGGCGGTATCCGAGAGCGCGTTCAGGTTTTCGGGGATCTGCGCCCCTCCGCTGCCCTTCCGGATGCCGGTCGTCGCGTAGGTGAACTCGCCTGAGGCCGGGATCATGGTGACGGCGCGAGTCAGCCCTTCGGCGGTGTCGGGATCGGCGAGCGGGCGGAAGACCTCGAAGGAGAGCTGCGGCAGGCGGTTGCCGTAGTTGCCGAGCGGCAGTTCCTCGAAGACCACATAGGCCGTGCCGCGATAGGCAGGGGTGTTGGCCGCGCCCATCTTCGCGGCGATGAAGGGGTCCGCGGCCTGTGCCTCATCGCCCGGATACCATCGCCAGGTGATCCCGGCGGTGTCGAGCAGCTTGCCGTCCGCCCAGATGCGGCCGATGCCGGTGATCGGACCCTCGCAGAGCGCGACCGCGAAGCTCGCGTAGTAGAGATACTCGGTCGTCTTGACCTTGCCGCCACCCCCGCCGCCCTTGCCGCCGCCCTGCGTGGTGGTCTTGGTCTCCTCGCGGAAATCCGTCGCCCAGATCACGTTGCCGCCCATGCGCATCCGGCCGTAGACGCGCGGGATGACGGCTCCTTCGGTCGAGGACGTGATCCGGAGGCTGTCGAGCCTCGGCCCCTCGATCCGCTGCGTCGGCGCGAGCGAGGACACGATCCAGCTGTCGACCACCGAGCCGATCGTGGAGCCGACGAAACCGCCGATAGTCGCGGCGCTCACACCGAGGATCGCGCCGCCGATCGACCCGCCAATGGCGGCGCCGGCCGCGCCGAGGACAAGTGTTGCCACGGGTCAGACCTCGTCAGGAAACAGGAAGGCGAAGGCGATGCGCCGCCGCCACGATGGAGTGAGCGGTTCCTCGATCACGCCGAGCCGCTCATAGGCGTGGAGGAAGTTGTCTGGCCCGGTCAGGATGCCGACATGCTTGGCAATGGCGCGCGGCATCATCCGAAACAGCACCAGCGCGCCGGGCCCAGCATCGGTGGGCGACACTTCGATCATCATGTTTCGTGCGCCTTCCGCCAGCACTTCGCGCGGCCCGGTCTCGCCCCAGTCGCGGCTGTAGGGCGGGATCGGAAACGGCTCGGGACCGACGATCTCGCGCCAGACGCCGCGGGCCAGCCCGAGGCAATCGCAGCCGACGCCCTTGAGGCTCGCCTGGTCGTGGTAGGGCGTTCCCAGCCACGCGCGCGCCGCGGCGATGACCCTCTCCGGATCGGCCGGCGTCACAGCACGCCTCCGTCGTGGCCGCCGTCCTTGGTCGCGTAGCGCAGGATCGTGTCCTGGCCGGGGATGTGCGGAAAACCTCGGAAGTTGGAGGTGTTGGCAAACTTCGCGCCGCAGGTCTCGATCCGCTTGTCGCAACCGGCGCGGATGGTGAAGGCGTCGCCTTCGGACATGGCGCGCACCGGCGCTTCGAGCAGGGTCAGGATCGCGATGCCGTCGGTCACGTCGTGCCCCAGCACCTCCGTGCGCCGCCCCGCGTTCGCGCCGCTCGTCCAGTCCAGCGTGCCGAAGGTGAACCAGCCCGACTCAAACCCGCCGAGGCCCGAGGCGGTGAAGGCCCGATCCCGCAGCAGGTCGATCACGGCGCCCGCACCCTTGAAAGTGGGATCCTCGAGATCGACGCCACAGCGCGCGTCGCCGAGCGCGGCATCGCAGGTTGCCTGAAAGGTCCGCCCGACCGTCTGGCCAAGCACATGGGTAAGCGAGCGGACTTCCGCGACAAAGGCGAGCCGTCCACGCCGGATCTGCCCGATGGCGCCGCGCCGCATCAGCACACGTTGACCCGTGTCGGCCCAGTTCACGCGCCAGACCTCGACCTCAGCATTGTCCCAGCGGCCGTCGAGAATGTCGGTCTCTGTGATCCGGTCGGAGGTCAGCACGCCCTCGGCGTCCTGCGCATCGACCGACAGGTCCGAGCCCGAGCGGACCTCGGAGGCGGTCAGCCCGCTCTCGGGCTCGAACTCCGTGCCGTCAAACGTCAGCGTCCGGTCGTGATCGGTGAATCCGAAGGTGACGCCGTCGGCACGGGTGATGCGCCAGCACCAGGCGAGCGTGGTCGTCCCCTCGTCGAGATGGGCCTGCAGCGCTGGCGAGAGGGATTTCATCGGCAGGTTCCCGTCATGCGGTCATCGAGATCGGCGATCCAGTCCGCCCAGTCCGGTGGCACCTCCGCGACGGTCTCGGCAGGAGGCCGGGCGAGCCGCGCCTCGGCATAGGAGGCGCAGCCGGCGTCACCAGCGCCCATCGTTGCGGCGCAGCCGGTCAGCAGGATCGCCAGCGCCACGGCCATCGCGAACCGCGTCGCGCCCCCTCTCGACGCGCTCGTTCTTGTCCTCCATCGCATCGCGCTCCGCCTCCCGTTTGCCCACGCGTTCCCCTTCCACGCGCCCCCAGACCCGGCCGAGGACGACACCCCCGACCGCGCCCAGAGCCGCGACCAGCCAGATCAGGAAATCAGCCATCGTCCCGCTCCCCGCGCGCGGCGGCGACGCAGAGGGCAACGACGAAGACGCCGAGACAGCCGCCCACGAACAGACCCGCGAGAAACTCAAGCATCGCCGCGGAACCCGCGCTCGATCCGGTCGCGCAGTCCGATCAGACCCAGACCGAGGAACATCAGCCCCGCGGGCGAGGCATCGCCGCTGCCGGCGAGCAGCGCGACGAGACGGGACAGTTCCCCGAGGGGCCCAGTGGAAGGCAATGCGAGGGAGGCGATGCCGGTGAGCATGGCGAGCAGTCCCGCCCACCAGGTGAGCGAGTTGGGGCGAACGTAGCGCATGGGGATCAGGCCCTCCGGATCATGGTCGAAAAGAAGGCGGCCAGCCGGGCGAGCCAGCCGGTCGGCGCGTCGCGTGCAGGATCGAGGACCGGCGGCAGCGGCGACGGCCGCAGCAGCGCCAGAGCCTCATCCTCGGTCAGGCGACGGATTGGTCGGGAGAAATCGACTCGGCCCGTGCGATCCACGGACCAGACGGGGATCGTGCCGCCGGGATAGCGGCCTTGGCGGAACAGGTCGCGCTCCGCCTCCCGGCGGGGGATGATGGAAGCCGGTCGCCGCCAGTTCAGAAACGCGTCGGCGGCTGCAAGGCGATTTCCGGCATTGAGGTGCCGGGTCAGTGCGGCCTTTGCGATGCCGCCAGTGTTGTAGTGGAAACTGACAAGCGCATCGAACTCGTGCGGCTTGAGCGGCACCTTCACGACGCGCTGGATTGCGGTTTCGTAGCGCGCGAGGTCGGCTCGGAAGACCCGGAACGCCTCGCGGATCCCGGCGTCGAGATCGGCAGGCATGCCGCGCGGCATGGTGGCCGGATCGGGCGGTCCGGCCGCGGCCGTGTGGCCGATGCCGAAGGTCCAGACCTGTTTCACATCGAGATAGGGTCCGGGCACGAGTCCTTCGTGCCGGACGAGGGCCAGCAGGCCCCGGTCGGTCATGTGCATGGGATTACCGGAGAAGCGAGAGGATCAGGATCAGAGCCGCGACGGCGAGGCCTACCGCCAAGCGGTGGCGGAAGGCCTGCCGAGGATCGGCGGGGTCGCAGCGGAGGGAGCGCGCGAGGCGGAGAAGGTCATTCATCGCCGTCGCCCTGCTTGGCGCGGCGCAGGCGGGCGAGCAGCACTTCGATGAAGGCAGGCCCGAAGACGCCCACGAGATAGGCGGCGGACCCTGCCGCGCCGCCTGCCGGGATCGCCTCCGTTGGCAGGCCCATCCAGCTTGTGATGACGGCCATCGACAGGCTGCCCATCCCGGCCGCGATCAGGCCGCCGAGGAGGATGTGCCGTAGCGCATCGCGCAGCCGCATCTTCGTGGTCAGCGCGTTCGTGGCGCCGCCGAGCGCGCCCCAGGCGGCGAGGATCACGGCCGTTGAGGCCGCAAGCTCGCGCAGCACGGCCGCGACGAAGTTGCCGGTGTCGTTCATCGCCGGATCTCCAGAAGCGGGATGGAGGTGATCGAGCCGAGCCGCTCGAGGTCGAGCGTCACGTCGAGAGCGTCTGTGTCGAAGCGAACCGGCACGTCGAACTCGAAGCCCGCGGTGATGGCAACGCCCGCCGAAGGCGCGGTGTCGAAGGTGACGACACCGGTGGTCGTGTCGACAGACCAGCCGCCGAGTTCCTCCGCGCCATCGAGTGCGACGCGCAAGGTTCCGGCCACAGGTTTGCCGATGGCACGCGTCCAGGATTGCGCACCGGAGGCGTAGCGCTTCACCAGCTGGAAAGCGGTGGTCGCGCCGTCTCCGGTGCCGATCGCCTGGTCGGTCGGCGCTGGCGTCTGGGACGGCAGGGTCGACTTGTGGTCGCCCCAGTCCTTGAACCGGAAACCATGCAAGCGGCCGTTTCGCGCCTCGAAGAAGGCGACGACCGCCGCCAGATCGTCGGCGCGACGGATGCCATAAGCGACGTCGTAGCGCCGACGGGAGTTCGCCCAGCTTGCATTGCGCTCCTCGTCGCCGGAGGCAAGCTCGACGATTTGTGTGCGCCGCTCGGGCCCGCCCCGCGCGCCGCGGCTGATATTGTCTGGGAAGCGGACCTCGTGGAACGCCATCACATGCCCCTCCGCCCGAGCGACACGGCGCGGGCGATGTCGGCCGCGACCTGGGTGCGGGACTGCCGAAAGCTCTCGGCGTCGCGGGCCATGATGGTGACGTTGACACCGCCGCCCGCGCCGTAGCTCTGTGCCTCCCGCCGCGACAGCACCCGTTCGCCGCGTTGCAGGATCGCGGGGACTTCGTCGTGGCGTAGCCCCGCCATGCCGCCGCCATGCATCCGGGGGGCAGCGGCGAAGGCCATGGCCGGGACCATGCGCGACGGCCCCGCGGAGCCGACCATGCCGCCCGAGTGCAGGACGCTGGCGAAGACGCCGCCCGCACCGGAGAACACGCCGGAGAGCGCATTGGCGATGGGCCCAAGGATGAACCGCCGCGCCGCCAGCTGGGCGAGATCGGCCAGCAGCGAGGTGACAAGGTCGCGGAAGTTCAACTTGCCGGTCTTCACGAACTGGCCCACCGCGTTCTCGGCCGACTGGAAGGCGCCGACGAGGCTCTGGCCGATATCTCCGCCAATGTCGCGGGCCTTGCTGGCGTAGTCCGACAGCGCTGCCGTGACCGCCTGCCAGCCGGTGACCGCGGTCTCCACATTAGGCTCGGCTGCGGCAGCCGCGGCACCCGCGGCAGCGCCGGCATCGGTTGCGGCCTGTCCGGCGCCGTCGAGCGCGGTCTCGAACCGCTCCGCCGCGGCCGTGGCCTCGGCCAGCGCATCGGCGCCATCCTCGTCGGTGCCACGCACGGCGTCGCGAAGCGCGTGCCAACTTTCGAGCGGCGCACGAGCGCCCTCGGCGAGATCGCGCGCCGCGCCACGGTAGAGGTTCGCGGACTCCAGCGCCCGGGTGGCCGCGTCCGTGAGCCCGAGATCGGGCGCTGTCAGCGGGTTGTCCTCGAAGGCCCGGTCGAAGGCCGCCTGCGCGGCGGTGGTCGCTGCCGTTGCCGCGCCTGCGAAACGGTTCTCGATCTCGCCGAGGTCGAGGTCCGGCACCAGCGAGATGCGGCGCTCCGACCCCAGCGCTTCCAGCCCCTGGTTGATCCCGCCGATGAAGCCGTTGATGCGCGAGACCACGCCGTTCAGCATCGCCTCGACACCATCGACCAGACTGTTGGCCGCCTGGAACGCCAGATCGCCGATTGCGGCCGGCAGCAGACCCCAGATCGCCTTGATCGCCTCGTAGGCGCCCTCAAACGTGTTCGCCGCCGTGTTGCCGAATCCGACGACACTCTCGATGGCGCTCTGCATGCCCGACGCGGCGTCGGCCTTCAGGTCGAAGAACATCGCCGTGGCGGCCGCACCCGCCGCAGCAGCGCCCATCTTGATCCGCTCCCAGACCTCGACGGCGAGGTCCTTCAGGAGCGACATCGCCTCGCCGAAGCCGCCCGCACCGGAGACGAGGCGGGTGAACTGGTAGACAAGCTCGCCCGCTCCGACGATCAGCGCCCCGATGCCAGTGCGGATAAGCGCCCCGCGCAGGACGACCAGCGCCGTGGCGAGGCCGCGCACGGAGAGCGCCGCAGCGGCCATTCCAGCCACCCAGCGGCCGGCGAGGAAGGCCGCGAAGGTGGCGGCATAGCTGGTCAGGCGGCCGATGTTCTCGAACAGACTACGGATCGCGATACCGAGCGGCCCAGTTCGGCTCGCGACCGCCGCCATGGCATCCGCGACGGCTTCAAGCGCGGGCGCGGCCGCAACGGCGAGCTGGTTCGAGAGGCCGCGCCAGATCAACCCAAGCCGGGAGATGGCGTCGTTCGTCCGCTCGATCTGGTCGGCATCCTGCTCGGAGACCACGACCCCGAACGCGAGGAGATCCTCTGTCGCCTGGCGCAGCGTCGCGGTGTCGATCCGCGACATGGCGATCGAGCCTTCCTCGCCGAAGAGCTGACCCGCGACTGCCGCGCGCTCGGCGGCAGGCACGAAACTCTCGATGGCGGCGTTGATGGCGCCCACCCGCTGTTCCAGCGGCAGAGCGATCAGCTCGTTGGCCGAAAGCCCGAGCCGGTCGAGCGCGTCGGCGGCGGGGCCGGTCCCGGCGGCCGCCTGGCTGAGCCGACGCGTCAGATCCTTGGTCGCCTGCTCGATGCCGGACATGGACACGCCCGCAAGCTCGCCCGCGCGCTCCAGCGTCTGGATCGAGGCGACGGTGGTGCCGAGGGACTGCGCGAGCTTGGCCTGCGCATCGACCGTCTGCAGGCCCGAGCGGATCATCGCCACGCCAGCGGCCGTCGCGGCGGCAACTGCGGCAGCAGCGGCCACGCGAACCCGGCGCGAGAAAGCCGCGAGCCGAGCGTTGGCCGCCTCCATCTCGCGGCTCAGCCGTCCGAAGCCGCGCGACCCGGCCTCGCCGACGCCTTCCAGTTCGGCGCGCACCTGCCGTCCGCCCACGGCCGCGAGGCGGACGCTAACCCGTTTTTCCGCCATGGGAGTGATCCATCTGTTCGTTGAGTTTTGCGACCATCACCGCTTCGATGACGGGCAGCAGTTCGGCCATCGCGAGCGGCGGCACGCCGAGCGCGTCACCGAGCGCCAGCGCGGCTGACATGTCCCATCCGATCACTGCGCCGGGCTGCACACGAAGCTGGCCGCCGAGACGCCCGACGAGGTCCCAGACCTGCCAGCCCTCCGGAGTTTCCGGACGGTTCAGCCGCGCCGGGCAGTCCGGGCAGGTTTGCGCGCAGGCGTCGCAGTATCGCTCGCCCCCGCCGAAGGACCAGTCGGCGAGAGCGCGGAGGCGTTTTTTTCCTGCTCCAGCAGCAGGCCCTTGGAGACATAAGTCAGCTGGAAAGCCTCGAAGATCGGCCAGATGTCGAGCAGCGCGTCGATAGCCTCGGGGCTCGATTCGATCACGTCGCCATCGGCATCACCGATGCCCTGCCAGGACAGGACCGCCCGCCGCGCCAGCGCCTTGGCGAAGGCGACCGCGCGTTCTTCGTCGGACGCCTCCTCGGGCACCGCCTCGACGGCGGGGTCGCTGCGCGTCGCCACCATCAGCGCGGTGGTCAGCGGACGCAGCTGCACGCGCACACCGGGAGCGAGATCATGCCAGCGCGGTTCATTCGTCAGGTCGAGCGTCAGCATCGTCAGTACACCTCGATGTCGTTGATCAGGGTCGCCGTGCACATCCGGCCGACGACGCTGTCGCGCGCGGCCTGCCAGTCGAAGGTGGCCTGCACGCCCTGCGGCCCGGAAATCTCGATCCGGGGGCGCGGCAGATAGACGGCGTGCACCGTGAAGGTGAAGCTCTCGCCGGACGGCAGGACGTAGGCGAATTCCATCTCGCAGGCCTCGCCATTGATCGCCTGCGTCACCAGCGTCTGATCAGCAAAGCGCACCTCGATCCGGCCGGTAAGTGCGGCGATGGACGGGTCAGCGCCGTCGATGCGCCCGTCGCTGCGGATCGTCTCGATGCGGTCGAGGTTGTTGGCGTAGGTGATGTCTGCCGAGACCACGTTGCCGAGGGCGGTCCCGTTGCGCGCAATCGACCCGTTGAAATGGCCGAAGCGCTTCAGTTCCAGCGCGGCAGGCGTTCCGGCGCTGGTCGTCGTGCCAACCGTCTCGCCCTGCGCGACCAGCCGCGCCGTGGCGGTCAACAGCCCCGAGCGCTGCATCTGCCAGGTGATCTGGTCGAGCACGCAGCCGGAATACATCGCGTAGCGCGGCACCTCCGGCATGCCGGTCTCGATCGACATGCTGGGCAGCGTCCAGGAACCCGACTGGAACTCGTGGGTGTACGGCGCCTCCGCGCCCGTTGTCGTGGGCGCGCCGAAGGCAGCCTTCAGCCAGAAGCCGAAGGCCTCCGCGTCGAGCGGCACCACGACGTCGCCGTCGGCCGTCACCGCGTCCTTGATCGGCGCCAGCGGATCGCGACCGTAGCCGAGAAGCTCCGAGTTCAGCAGCGGCTGCTCCGCCCCCAGCGAGGTGCTGGCGAAGGGCATGCGCGTGAAGCCGCTGACGGGCGGCGTTCCATAGGTCGTCTCGAACGCAAGCGCCATCAGCGCCCGCGCCCCTTGGGCTCGTGCCATGTTTGGTCGTCCTTCTCTAGCGGAACACTTTTCTTGACCCTACAGGCCAAGCTTGCCAATCTTCGGCCGAACAGACAGAGGCTCACCGATGAAGATTGCCGTTGGAATAATTGGAATAACGCTTGCCCTTATTGCCCTCATGCAATCGTGCACGATTACAGGACTTTCCGGCATTGTTGAGGATGAAGCAACTGGTGAAGCGGGCGCCATGGGAATGCTTACGGCGTTTCTCATGTTTTTTGGTGGCGCATTTGCCTTTGGCGTTCCTCGTGTAGCGCAGGTCTTTTTTGGCTTGGCCTTTCTCGCCTCTATCCCAGCTCGCGAAAATTTTCCAGATATGTGGGTTTGGGGAATTATTTCAGCGATACTTGCTGGCCTCTTGTTCTTTCATAAGAAGCCGAAGAAGAGTGACGCCCCTCCGGCAGAGTAACTCCAACCGAAACCGATCGCTTAGGCGCGCTGAAACAGTAGAAGGATTTATATCGATGAAGTGGTCTAGTCTCATAGCGGCACCTCTGCTCACACTTGCACTTGCTGGCCCGGCATTGGCTGAAGAGACCCAGACTGGTGAAGTTCTGGCCTTGATGGGGCAGATTTCAGAGCTGCATGCGCAGTTGAATGGAAAAACTGCGACTCTCACTGGTGGGCTGGGAACAATAATTGGAGATACAATCTACTTTCAGAGTGATCTTGGTCGATTCACGGTTCAATTCGATGCCGGAAGGGAGGCGAGACGACTGATTGAAGGATGTGAAATCACCCTTTTTGGTAATGTCGAAAGTCGCTGTGTATTTGAGGTTGATGCTGAGCTTCGAGTTTCTGAGAGTTACAATCTGGCAGACGGTGGAGAGGTTGAGCTAATTGTCTACAATGTTCGACCCTAGTTTTTAGGAATGAGCAGCTTTTTTTGCGTCTCGCAAGTCTATGCCTCCAGCGATGTATAGTGAAGTGTCACCGTCACGATGGCAGCCTTGAGGGTTGCTGCGCCTTCGATGGGCAGATCGATGGTGCGTGGTGCCTTCGCTTCGGCCCAGTCACATAGCCCGCCCAGCGTCCGGTCGGCTGCAAGCACTGCACCAATGTCATTGCAGAGACTGTCAAGGCGCTCGTCGCGCTCAATGCCTTGCACAACAGCCTCGACTTCAGCGTCATGCTCGTAATGATACGCAAGCGGAGACATTGAAACATCCGGTTGGCCCGGCTCACCATCACGCAGGATCAGCAGGCCTTCGGCAGGCACGCGCTCGGGAAGAACCTCACCGCGCAGCACGGTCGCAGGAAGCGTCGAAAGCCTCGCATGCAGAGCGGAAAGGATGGTTTCGCGACAGGAGGCCATGCTATGCTTGTCTTGGTTGAGAATGGAAGATCATGAAGTGTTTGAACAACTCCGCGCGATCATCGCGCAACGGATCGACGGCTTGCCTCATGGCCAGCGGTTTAATCTCCGAGATCTTCTCGGAGAGGATTGGCCAGAGGATGCAGGTGCTGCACGTCGGCTAGGCCGCGATTTTCGAGCCAACTTGCATGCTTTTCCGGGTGTGGAAGACGCCGGCAAAGATGATGAAAACCTTCGCTGGTATTTCAACCCGCCTTATTCATCGAAATCGGGGGTAATGGCTGGCGTGCCCGCGAAAGCTCTGTAGAATCAAGTTGCTACACCAAGTCCGACAGCAGCCCTCGGAGCACGCCATGGGTGAAACGCTACA